AACGTTTTGGTAACCGGCTTGCCGTCAGGCAAGTCCGGTTGACCTGTAGTTAGGTTTCACTGGTTGCGCACAAACCAAGGATGAAGATGGCTGAGAAAGTAGTGATCGGGAACGCGGAACTTTGGCACGGCGACTGCCGCGAGGTGCTGCCGCTGCTGCCGAAGCACGACCTTGCGTTGACCGACCCGCCGTTCGGCCTGGGCACAAAGCTGCACGGCGGAACGTGGGGCACCAATGCCGAAACGTGGGACAACGTACCGGCGCCGGATTGGCTGTTTGGATTGCTGCGCGAGAAGACCGGCGCGCTGATTGTGTGGGGCGGCAACTACTACACGCTACCACTGACGCGCGGCTGGCTGGCCTGGCGCAAACCCGACGCGCCACCCAGCATGGCGCACCTTGAACTGGCCTGGACCAGCTACGACATGAACGCCAAGATGCTGGACCACAGCATTGCAGCCACGAACGCAGAGCGCGCCGGGCACCCGACGCAGAAGCCGGTGCGCGTGATGGCGTGGAGCCTGGAGTTCGCGCCCGATGCGCAGACCGTGCTTGACCCGTTCATGGGCAGCGGGACAACCGGCGTGGCGTGCGCCCAGCTTGGCAAGGCGTTCACCGGCATAGAGCGCGAGCGCAAGTATTTCGACATCGCCTGCGAGCGCATCGCCCGCGCCCAGGCGCAAGGCTCGCTGATCACGCTGGAACAAACCCCAGCGCCGACGCAACAGGCGATGGAACTGTGACGTACAACGCTAGGTTGAGCGGACCGCAACGGCCCGCACAGGAGGTGGAAGATGGGACCAAGTAGCCGGGCCGTTGTGGGTCCGCTCGAACCGTCAGTTGGGCGGCTGGTGAACGAAGCGAAGGAAGGATGAAGACAGTGGACGAATGGGCAATGGTGCCGAAGGCGCCGACAGAAGCGATGCACGTCGCAGCGGTGAAGATGATTCAGCGCTGCACGGGCAACGATGACTTCCCTGGCCGCGTTTGGGGCGCGATGTTGCGCGCTGCGCCTGAACCGCCGCACGTGACCATGACGCGCGAGGAAGCGCAGACCTTTCAAAACTGGCGCGGCATGGACGGCGCCTGCGCTTTCCACCTGATCGAGCGCCACGCCAACGGCTGGGCCGATGTGGCGCGGATGATGGATGCGTGGCTTACGGCGAACCGCGAGACGCCCAACGCAAAAGCTCACCGGCTGCCGTAGGCAGTCCGGTGCAGCGACGGGTTAGCCGGCACCCGACCCATGCCGGCACACCGAAGAAGGATTGAAATGCGAGAACTGACCGACCACAAAGTGAACCCGGCGAACGACGTGCTGCACGTTGCCGCGACAGATGAGCCCGGGTCGTGCGGCGCATGCCACCGCTACGAGGTGCGTGGCTTTGCGACCGAGAAGAACCCGGGCTATGACGCGGACAACGACGCGGAGCTGGTGATCCTGTTCCAGAACGGCCCGATTGCCGAGGTCGGCGTGAACGGCGTGACGCACGAGGCGCTGCTGGCTATCCTGTGCGATCGCATGCGCGGGTTCCAGGACGGCCCGTACCACAGCGCCGACAACGCCGAGGCGCTGGCCTGCATGGAGCAGGCCCAGCACGCCCTGCAGCGCCGAACGAAGGCCCGCATGGCGCGCGGTGTCGAAGGAACCCACACCGTCTAGTGCTGGCGCCGGCACCTGCGGTATTGGTGCCGGCTAACGTTCGTATTGAGCCGCAGCCGCAGGCTGTCGGCTCGAATACGTGGTTAGCCCGCTGTGTCCGAAGCGCGCAGGTGTAACAGTGCAAATAGTGCTTGCGTGAGCGCTCACGATGCCCTAGAGTACATACATCGCAACACACCACCCGGAGCAAAAAACATGAGCCCCACCGCCAGCATGACCCACTTTCACGCCCAACCCCAATTCGGCCTGGCCGAAGAATGGATCGTCCGTTGGTCTTGTGCCGACGGTGTGGCCCGCGAGGCCGCTTTCACCGACAAGGCGGAAGCCTTGTCTCTTCTGGCCCGGCTGGGCTACACGGCGTAAGCCGTTTTTGCCATGAACAAAACAGACTTTGACCAAGGGTACGACGCTGGCGTGCTGCGCGCTTTGGCCGTTTTGGATGACGCAGACGCAGAGCTAAAGAGCCTAGATGACGACAAAAGCGGCTTTCAACGCGCCTGCTATGTACGAGCAATTTGCATGGCTAAAGGCCATGTCAAACGGTTGATGCGCGAACAGAAGATCGGCGTTCAATCTGAGATGGCAAAAGACTTTGCCGTCGCCTCAGCAGTCTTGCGAAACCGAGCCAACGAAACGCGAGCCGATGGCCTGCAAGCCGAAGCCCTGAACCTTGATCGCATTGCTGACTACCTGTCTGTAGCGGCAATAGCTGCTTTGCCGACATGAGTCCCGCCAAGACAGCAGCCCAGCGCCAGGCCGAGCGCAAGGCCCGCGAACTTGCCGCAGGCCGCGTGCAGTGGAAGCGCTGGGTTCATCCTGACGATGCGCCTGCGCTGACGGAGTACGCCGACAAGCTGGCGCGCAAGAGAGCCCGCAGTGAGAGAGCGGGCTAACGTTCGAGCTAACCGGCCTGACACGGCCGCACAGGAGTAGGAAGATGCAAACCAAGTTGCCGGCCGTGGCTGGTCCGGTTGAGCGAGGAGTTAGGTGCCATCGCGGCGCTACTCGATGGGTCTTGCTTTGGGGTGGAGTTGCGCTGAAGGTTCCGCGCACGACTACGTGGAGAACATTCTTGAATGGCCTGCTGGCGAACATGCAGGAGCGCGAGTTTTCCCGCACTGGCTGGCCAGAACTGTGCCCGGTGCGCTTCTCTATCCCTGGCGGATGGCTTGTGGTGATGGACAGAGCGCGGCCGCTTGACGATGCCGAGTGGTGTGACTTCGAGCCTGAACTGTTCACCGAGCATCCCGACTACACGATCCCCGTCGAGCCAAAGCAGGACTCGTTCGGGGTTTTGGCTGGCCGAGTGGTGGCGGTGGACTATGGCACCTAACTTTTGAGCTAACCGGACCAAAGGGGCCGACATGACGACTGAAGATGCACAGATGGTGCCGGCCCCTTTGGGTCCGGTTGAGCGAATGGTTAGGCCGCGTACATGCGCAACATGCGCCCATAGAAACGGGGGGATGACATGGGCGCGCTGTTCGCTCAGCGGCTATTTTGCGGAAACCGAACGCAAATATCCGACTGTGTGCGGAAGGGATTTCAAAGGATGGGTGCAGCGCGAATCATTGCTGCGCCGTCTGCAGGCTTGGCTTTACGCGGCCTAACGTTTGAGCTAACCGGACCGGCCAGGCGTGCGCTGAACTGACAAGGAATGCTTGACTGTTGCCCGCCTGGCTGGGTCCGGTTGAGCGAGTGTTAGGCAGCCAGTAAAGGACGAAGCATGAACAGCAAGCAACGATTCGCAAACCGGGAAAACGCCCGCAAGCTAGCCGCCTTGGCGCGGCACCGAGTTCTGATGCAGCACACATGCGAGAACTGCGGCGAGAAGGGTGGGCACTGGATCAGCACGCGGGGGATGTCTCTGCTGGCGATGATTACCGGCCAGGATGACCAAGAAGGCTTCTGGACGTGCCCAAAACTCTATGACGGCAACGGGCGGCGGATTGCTGCCTAACTAGTCGATATGCCAACTTTCCAAACTCCGAACCGATGGCGCCGCTACAACGCCACACCAGGCGCACACCAGCGCCGGCAGCGTGCGCGGGAAGCTGCCAGCATTGCAGGCCCCGCGCCGGCCTACCCGCCGACCGCACCACTGCATGGCGACTGGCTGGGCGGCTGCATCAACGGACAGACCGTGATCGTGCGGCTGATGCGCGATCCGTCGCACAGCAGCGACCAATGGGCCGCCGAGATCGACGGCGTAACGGTGGCCGATGCTGCTGGCTTGACGCGGCTGTGGGCGCTGCTGCATCCGCGCTGGGGCAAGGCGCCGAGCAAGCGGGCATTGGCGACGATGCAAGAACGCTGGACCGACCGAGACGAACACGACGCCGCAATGGCGTGAGGACACCATGAGCAACACTGCCGAACTTTGCGCCCGCCTGTTAGAGCATGCGGCCATCCACGACCGTGAAACGTCGCCCTACAGCCCTGAGCAAGCTGCATGGGCTGCTGATCTGCGCGATGCAGCGGCGCTAATCCAAGCCGCCCCTGTTGTGGAGCGCGCAGACTCTGCAACGCCTGTTGTGGAGCGTGGCGCCGGGAATTTGAGCGACAACGCCGCCCCTGTGGCTGAACAGCAGGGCATGGGGTTTTGAGCCCTAACGGGCCGGGTGAGCCGACAGGGACAGCCAGACCAGCACGGCCAGCACCAGCGTTGTCTTGCCGGCCAGCGCCGGCAGCACCAGGCTGAAGCTCAAGCCGGCGAACATCACGAGGTGCTGCATGCGCACCGGCGTGGGTGTCTCGTGCGTCATCTTCGCCGCACGGCAGATGATGGAGAACATGGCCATGACGGAGGCCACGGCCTCGATGGCCAGCAGCAGGTCGGCATTCATTGGTCGGTCCCCAGGCGTCGATCGATCAACTTCTTCAGCCGACCGCCCAGCCAGGCGGCGACGCCCGGCCAGTCGTGCCCGATGTAGGCGATGCCGCCACTGATCGGCACCAGCAAAAAGCGCGCATCGACGGGCATGCCTGCCTGCTCCAGCGAGTGCACCGCCAGCGCCGACAGCGCGCCGGTCAGCAGAACCGACAGCAGCGTCAGCATGCAGATGAACGCCAGTGCCTGCAGGCGGGTGCTCTCGGGCCTGCGCATCAGGGCGCCGACCGCTCCCACCAGCGCCGCGATGATGATCACCAGGTAGGGCCCGGCGTAGCGCGCCACCTCGCCGCCGGCCAGCGCACCGATGGCGACGACAGCGACCGTGACCACGTCGAGCTGTACTTGTTCGGTCGGTGGCGTCATGACTTCTTCCCCTTGCCCATGGCTTGGCGATACACCACCAGAGCGGCCAGGGCGCCCAGGCTGAGGCCGATCAGCCCCAGGGGCAGGCCGAATCGATCACTGCAGCGGCTGCCGGTATCGACCGGCCACGGCTCGATCATCCACAGCACGCCGCAGCCCACAACCTGCGCATCCTCGAAGCACCACCAGAGCGAGGCCGCGGTCACCGCCCAGCTTCGGTAGGCCAGCGCCACCAGCGCCAGCAGCACCAGCCGGCCGAGCGCGCTGCCCATGTTCCAGGCTTCAGCCTGCAGCGCCTCGGGCACATGGCCCCAGGCATAGAACACGACCCAGCAGCACACCAGGATCAGCGCGGCCGGGACGTGGTGCGGTTGCTGCTCCCATCGGTCCAGCAGGGCCAGCAGCTGCGCCCAGGCAGCACGCAGGCTGACGGGCCGCAGCCATGACAGCGCCGCTCGGGCCGCGCGCATCATTTCGGCGGCACCGGCTTGGTGGGACCGCCACCACCGCCGGCACGCAGCGCCTCCTGTGCCGCCTCGTCGGCAGCGTCCTTGCGCGACTCGCGGCGCAGCCAGATCACGAACCCGACAGCGCCCAGCGCCAGGATCATCGGCAGGAAGATCAGGATGCCGGTCCACATGATTTCGTTACTCACCTATGGGGGCTGGGAAGTCAGGCTGAGAACGCCTCGACGCGCTCGCCCAGCACGGACAGATAAGCCTGCATGTGATGCGCCTGAAGCCGAAGGCGGATGCGCTCGGACTGGTCAAGCCCCATGAAGGTCGGTGTCTGCAGGAAGCTCAGCAGCTTTTCCAGGCGCTCGGCCAGTTCGTCGCGCTCGGTGACGACGCGCTGCTGGTGGGGTGCAAGTTGGGTCATAGGTGTCACCTCTGGGGATGGGCTTTAGCCCGGGCGCTTCTGCAGCGCCGCCTTGACTTCGGCGTGGGTCATGTTCGGCAGCAGGGCTTTCGCCATCTCGGGGTCAACCGCCAGCCGCGCCTTCACCCGTGCCACGCCATCGGCCACCCACTGCACGGCCGGCGGGCAGTGCCCCTGCCCATGCTCGATGTTCGGGCGCCCGCAGAGCCTGCAGGGGCCGCCGATGGCGAGGGTGTTCATGGTCAGCCGCCCAGGACGTGCTGCAGCATGGCCTTGGCCTGCGGCGCCGACAGCAGGTTGGTGCCGGTGCGACCGGGCTGGCCGGGCGTGCCGTCCGGGTAGACCTCGGCCGGCACCGGCCAGGTCAGGAAGCGGGCCACCAGCACGTCCGGGTCCAGGCCGCCTGCGACCATCTCCACACCGCCCAGCGTGAGCGCGGCGGCCAGCGCGGCGGCCACGTCCTCGGGCAGCGTGATCGTGCCCGCCCGGGTGCCGCCGTGGCCGGGACTGCGCACGGTCAGCGTCACCGAGTCGTCAGGCTCGCGGTTCAGCGAGACATAGCCTGGGTAGCCATCGGTGGGCGTCGGCTCGGTGAAGGCGTAGAGGTTGGTGCGTTCGGGCATGGTGGTCCTTCGGGGTTGGTCAGGCGAACTCGACGCGCGATCCGCAGGCCGGGCACGGCGCGCTTCGCGGGGTCAGGCGCTTGCCGCGCCACTCGCAAATCTCGCAGCGGACAGGCATCGGCGATCTGCGCGACAAGGCCAGGCGCAGCACTTGGTCGGTCTGCGCCGCACGCTGCAGGACGGCTTCCACGCGGTCTTGCAGTGGTGGGGTCGGCGAGGTCTTCACGATGGGCACCGGCAGGGGATGGTATCAGGCGTACAGCGGCTCATTGCTGCGCGGCGCCACATAGCAGCGCCACCGCATCAGGCCAGATCGTGCATCGCGGATAGACATGCGCAGGCGGCCATCGTCCTGGAACTCCAGCGCGCCGAACACCGATTCATAGCGACCCGGCGAACTGCGCAGCCACAACTGGCCGTCAGTGTCTTTCTGCCCGTTGTCGTTGTTGACGACGCCACTTGGACATGCGCACACATCCAAGCAGTCGAAAGCAGAGCCGTGATCGGCCACCGTGCGCCGCACTGCGTTGGGTGTATGCCGGTCGCCGCTCATGACCACGAAGCGGATGCCCTCGTTGTGCAGAGTGCCGAAGATCCGGTCGCGCTCGGTGCTGTACTGGCCCCAGGTGTCGCTGTTGTCGCCGCTGCCATAGCGACCCGTAGAATTGCCGTTGAACAACTTCTTGGCCGACCCGATGACGATGTGTTGAAAGCCGGCCGACCAAGCGCCACGCACCGCAGCCATGAACCATGCCTCTTGTGTGGCGCCCATGCACCGTTTGCTGCTGTTGTCGGTGTCCGTGTAGCCGCTGCGATAGGTAATCAGGTCGGGAACGATGATGCGCGCATACGTGCCGCCCACGTTGCCGCTGCTGTCCAGGTCCAGATAGTGGTAGATCACCGGGAACGTCGATGCAGCCAGCGGCTGGCCTGCCGCACCTGGGCCTGCGGGCATGTCACCGTTGTTGCCGGCCATGCTGGCAGCGGTGGGATAGTCCCAATAGGTGTTGCCGAGTTCGCGGTGGGCTGTGTACCAAGTCGTAATAACCGGGTTCAGCGTGGCCTGGCTGACTGCACCGACAGGGCCGCCACCCGACTCAGACGATCCGGTGGCAAACGTGCTGTCAAAGCTGTCAGCCATGCGATGGTCGTCACCGCCTGCCCATGAAATCAACATTTGCCCGGCATTGCGGCGGGCCAACAGGTCGCGCCACCCGGGCTTTGACCACATCGCATGCACCCGGTCCTTGATGCTGCTGGACGTGCTGGCGGTCGTCACGCGGGTGGTGGTGTAGGCACCGTATGTGAGCGGGATGTTGTAGTACGGGTCATCGCCCAGCATCACCAGCAGCTTGGGATTCAGCGCCAGCATTGGTGTGGCGGCATAGAACGGGTGCGATGCTTCGTCGCAAGACTCCATCACGATATTGAATGCCATGTCAGCCCCTCAGTACGCGAGGAAACTCACGGGGCGCCGCCACCATGTCGGCTAGCGCCTGGGCTGGTAGAGCCAAGTCCAGCACGGCGCGTTTTTGCAAATACACGCTATTCATGCGTGCGGCCGTCCACACGCCATAGCCGACAGCGCTGGTCCGTTTCGCAAACATCGAAATCCCGTCTAGAGCCGCTGACGGAAGCGTGATGGCAGAAACATCAAACTGCGTCCTCCCTACGGTCGCAGTGTTGCTGGCCCGTGTGTCTGCCATCAAATATGCGCCGTCGATCCACATTGAAACCAGCACCTGAACAGGGGCGGCATGTGTGTCCCCAATAGAGATACCAAGATTTCCGCTGACCGACGATGCGGCACCGTCTCCGCGCACTGCAATGGCTGGCTGATCCACCGAATTGATACCGATCCACCAACCGCCATAACCGGCTGTCGATGCATCACGCCCGTGGCCGAGCAAGTAATTGAGGGCGGAGTTTGCCCCGGGGTACTGGATTTCAAAGCCGACCAGCAGCATCCCGCCCGAGGTCAAGCTGGCAAGGTTTGCCACGGTGTCCGCATATGCCTGTTGCGCCGCAGTCGCCACATGGTCCGTTCCGTTGGGAGACAGACAGCCGGCATTCGCCCAGATCGTTGCTGCAGGGCTAGTGCCGCCCACGGTCAGCGTGGGGCCATCGCCAAAAGCCTCCGCAAGCGTCGTGCCGGCTCCTTCGTGCATCGGATACCAGATTGCGGGGTTCCTGGCCGACACATCCACCCCACGGGCAGGGGTCAACGACGAGCGGGTGATGGCATTGGCGGTCATGCCGACACCTCCGCAACCACCGACAGCGTGGCATAGCGGGTCGATGAGCCGCGCTGCAGGGTCAGCCGCACCCGCGTGGGCGTCGAGTCGAGCCACTCGAAGCGCGCATCCCCGGCGATGTACTCAGCCAGCGTGTAGTCGGATTCGGCCACGTAGCTTTCGCCGGTCAACACTGCATCGGTGCTCACGCCAATGGCGTGCATGGCCAGCGCAATGCCGCCCAGGTCGCCCAGCGTGACATCGAGCGCGCTGTCCATCGTCAGCGTGTAGGTCTCGTCCGTTGGAGTCAGCAGGCGCTGGGCTCCGATGGTGTCAGTCGGCGGGGCAAAGGTTACGCGGGCAGTGGTGACCGTGCCACCGCTGCCGGCGTCCAGCAGGATGGATGCGGTGGGGACGCCGGCAATGGTGCCCAGGCGCGTGCCGGCCGGCCGCGCAAACATGCCGGCGTCATAGGCCGCCACCAGCGCGTCTGAAATCCCATCCGGTGACACCAGGGACTGGAGCGCGGGCACTTCCGACGCCGACAGTGCGGCAGCCGGGAACGCCGCGTCTCCGTTCTGGTCGACGACGCCCTCGTAGGCACCAGTGGTGGAGTGCAGCTTCTTGCGCATGCCGTCCAGCGGCTTGAACGTGCTCATGTCGGGGCTTTCAGTAGGGGATGCGCTCGGCCTGTGCGTACAGGCCCGAGGGGGTGCCGCCGGTGACGGCTGCGCGGATCTGGCCAGGCGGCAGCTCGAAGCTGCCGACGCCGACGGCCGTCAGAGTGGTGGCGGCCGCAGCGGTCAGCCAGGTGGTGGCATCGGGCCCCAGGTACTGCAGGGTGATGGTGGCGCCGCCGACGGTACCGGCCAGGGTGAAGACGCCTCGCCCACCTTTCCAGTTCTGCGCCGATCCGGTGGCTGATGCGTTGGTCAGAAGGGTGGGCATGCGCTACCCCTCACGCCGGCGGCCAGGACTCTTCGACCAGGCGCTGCTTGATGTACTCCAGCGCCGCGATCACGGCCGACTTGTTGTTGTTCGCTGCGTCGTAGGTGACGCGCAGCTCGACGGCGGCGCCGGCGGTGGTGGTGCCAGTCTCGGCCACGTCGGTCTTCTTCTGACCGAAATTGAGACTCCAGAAACGGTCTGCCATATCAGGCTCCTCGTGTGGAAAGGGGCGGCACGACTTGCGCCGTCCGCCCCTTCAAGCCGGGTTGCCCCGGGTTACTCGCCGCTGATGTAGGTGGCGCGCAGGACGACGGTGCCAGCCGCGGTCGCGGCAGCGGTCAGCGTCATCACGACGTCGTATTCCTTGAACGGGTCGGCGCTCAAGCCCAGGGCTTCCCAGATCCGCTTCTCGGCGTTGGTCAGCAGACCACCGGCCGCACCGGCCTCGAAGGTGATGTTGCTGCCCGGCAGGGCCGATGCGATCGACTGCGCCGAGGCGAAGAAGTCGGCATCCACCACCGCGCCGGCGTTCACCGAGTCGATGTCGTACAGGCCAAAGTCAGCGGCCGCGCTGGTGATGGCGCTGCAGTACAGCCGCAGCGCGTGCACGCTGTCGCTGGACCGCAGCCGGAACAGGCGGTAGGTCGAACCGATGGAATCGCCGTTGGCGACCGCGGCGATGCCCTGCGATCCACGCAGGTTGCCGTTGGCCACGTTGGCGGCATTGAGGACGCGGGGGGTCGCGGTGGCGTTCGTGACGCCGGTCGACTTGAGGGCAACAACAGCCATGATCAGGCTCCTTGAAGTTGGGTGTCAGGTGGCTGGAGGTTGATCAGGCGGTGGAGCACTTGATCTCGACGACGCGCTGGTTCTCCCGGCGCACGGCGCCGAAAGTGCCCTCGCCGTAGCACTGCCAGGGCAGGCCGCGCTTGTCCTTGCGCTGCGACACGTCGGTGTGGATGCCGTCCCACTGGCAGAACGTCATGCCCGAGGACACGTACAGCGGGATGCGCTGGTAGCTGGAGCCGTCCAGCAGCAGGCGGTTGCTGACGATGAAGGTGATCGACAGGAAGCCGGTCACGCTGCGGCTGGACATCACCTGGCCCTTGAAGAAGTCGCCCGAGGTGACCTCGATCTCGTTCATCAGGTTGCGCTTCTGCTTCGGGCTGATGACGCAGTACAGCTCCTCGCGGTCCAGGTCGACTTCGGCCTCTTCCAGCAGCTGGATGCCGTTCTGCAGCTTCTCGACGTTCAGGCCCGACGTGGTGCCGCCGACGCTGACGCCGACCTGCTGCGAGGCCGGAAAGCTGTCGGAGGTGCTGCCGGTCTCGCCAATGTTGCGGGTGTCGAAGAAGGCGCGGATGGCCTCGTCGTCCATCTTGCGGCTGATCGCATTGACCACCGAGGTGACGTACTTGGACTTCGGGTCCGACAGCATGCGCATCTGGTCGAACGAATCGAGCAGGATGGCGCCGTCGAAGGTGCGCGGGTACACCCAGGGGCGGGTCTGGCCCGGGTCCTTGGGGGTGATGTCGTCGTAGCGCGTGGTGCGCTCGTCGGCTTCGATCGCGCCGATCTGGTCGGCGGCGACGGCGGCCTTGCCGGTGGCGGTCATCGGGCTGAAGGTCTGGATGATCTTCGGGCCCATCTGCTGCAGGAGCAGCTCGACGTTGGTCTGGTATTGCTGGCTGTAGAAGGCCTGGGAGTTCTGGCTCACGGTAGTGGCTCCAAGTGAATGGCTGGATTTCGCTATTCGCTTGGCGTGTCCCGCGAGGGTGCCCAGCTTGCGCAGTACCGTGCGCCACCCGTGCCGTGCTTCCCGGCCTGCCATCGGAAGGGCTTGCTGCCCCGTCCCCGCCTTGGGCCGCTTGCGCGGCTGCAATGGGCGGCATCTTCAGCGCGCAGGCAGAAAATGGGTTGTGCTTTTGAATTGGCTGGCCAGAACGACAAAGCCGCCCGGAGGCGGCCTTGACGGCAATGCAGGAGCGGTCAGCGGTTGCTGGCGATCACCTCGTCCAGCTTAGCCATCTCGGCGCGTGCCTGGTGGTCGCCGTTCAGGTACTTCTTGCTCCACTCCTTGTCGGCCATCAGCCGCGCCTTCTGCGCCTTGGCCGCGCCGGGCGTCATGCCGAAGGTCTGCGCGCCTTCACCCATGCCGACAGCTTCGGTCTCGCCAGTCATCTGCCCGACCTTGGCCAGCGCCTTGAGTGTCTTGCTGAAGCCGGCGACCTTCTCCAGCGCCGTGATGGCTGCCTCGTCCAGACCCAGCTTCATGGCCGCGCGCTTGGCCAGCTCGCGCTGCGCTTCGGCAGCCGGGCCGGTGCCCCATTCGGCGGCCAGCGCTTCGTGCTCGGCGCGCAGCGCGGTCTGCTCGGCGGCAGCCGCGGCGGTCTGCTGTTCGGCAATGAACTTGCCCCAGTCTTCGGCCAGGCCCTGCGCCTGCGCCGGCGCCAGCCCGCGCTTGTGGAACCACTCGGAGGCGGTCTTGGCAAACGCCGGATCCGAGCCCTCGGGTGCCGTGATCTTGTAGCCGTCGGGCGTCTCGGGCCGGCCCAGCTTCGCGTAGATGGGCTCCCAGGCCTTGGCGTCGGTGGGGTCGGTCGGCAGGACGATGGTGCGGCCGGCGCGATCGGCGCCCAGCAGCTTCTCGAGGTTCCACGCCTTCTCGACCGCGCGCTCGGCATCGGGCAGGCCGGTGGCCTGCGCCCAGGCCTTCGCTTCGGCGTTCTGGAAACCGTCGTACCAGGCGGGGGCCGGGGCCGGCGCTGCGGGCGCAGCTGCGGGAGCGGGCGCAGCGGCAGGCGTTGCAGCAGCTGGTGCGGGTGCGCTGGCAACCACAGCGGCAGCGCCTGGCGCCGGCGCCGCAGCAGGCGCCGCGCCACCACCGCCGCCACCGGCGCCGGCTTGTTCCATCAGAGGGTAGGTCTTGCGGATGTTCATGGTCAGGTGCTTTCCCGGTTGTGGGCAATTTGCGCGATCTGCGCCTCGGTCAATCCGCACAGGGCGGTGATTCGGTTGAAGACGTCCCGCCGGCCCTCGGCGAATGCCATGGCCAGCGGGTCGCACATGCCCGTCTGCGGACTGATCTTCAGCGTGGGCTTGCTGGCGTAGCAGTACTGCGCCAGGTCGCGCAGCACGACTTCAGCCGCGGGGGCAATGTCGGCGGCCGGCTCGCCGCTGGGGCCAACCGTGAACAGTGCTTTGTAGGACGTCGCGCGGTTGTGCAGGCGCTGCCGCACCAGGCTCTCGTTCTGGCTCAAAGGACTGGCACTCCGCTGTTGCCCTGCAGCTTGATGAGGTTCGACGCGGCCGCGGTGACCGACGGCGCGGCGGCCAGCAGTTGCTGCGCCTGCTGCTCCTGGGCCCGGCCTTCCTTCATGGCGGCGACGGCTTCGGCGTCGCGGATGTTCTTCGCGCTGACGCCGTTGATCTCGGCCAGGTCGCGCGCCATCTCCACGAGGTCGAAGACATCGAGCACGGCCGGCTCGATCTGCGCCAGCGGCGTGACCGACTCCAGCGTGCGCTGGATGGCCACGCCCTCGGAGGCACGCATTGCCCGGCTCATTGGGCTGGTGTACTCGACGCGGTACTCGCCACCTGCTTCCACCAGCTCCGGCGGCATCTCGGGACCCTCGCCGGCTTCGGTGAGGATGTCGATCTCGCGCTCGATGGTGTTGCCCAGGAACTCCGCCTGCAGCCGGCCCAGCACCGGCGCCACCAGGACGGCCCGCTCGCTGATCAGCTGCATCGTCTGCGTGGCAGTCATCTGCGGGTTCTCGACCAGCGCGCGGTAGACATCGGCCAGGAACGCGGTGCCGATGATCTCGCGCTCCTTGTCCATCATGTCGATGCCCATGTCCAGCCGGCCGCCCGTGATCAGCGGCTTGACCAGCTGGTTCCCCTGCTGATCCAGGCCGCCGTAGTTCAAGGCGCCAGGGGCCATGCTGAATGCCTGCAGGATCCCGTCCTCGCTGGCCAGCAGCGGCGGGTCGACAACCCGGTGACCCGCTTTCAGGTGGGTCTTCTTCATCTCGTTGAGCACCTTGATGTTGCTCAGCGCGAGCCAGGCCGGGCTGCGGCCATACACCTCGTCGGCGTTCGTCATGTACCGGGCAATGCCGAACGGCCAGGTGCGGTAGCCGCCCTCCTCCAGCTCGGTCTTGTCGGCCGGCAGGATGTAGCAGGACACCCACGGCATCGACTTCGGGCCCAGGCGCCCGTGGTCGTAGTCGGTGCGCGGACCGACGTAGTGCACCACCTCGACCTTTTCGTCGGGGGTCCTCTTCATCGCCTCGACCATCCTCGGCGGCATTTTGCCGGGCCACTTCTGCTCGATCTGGCGGTACGTGCGCTTGAACCGCCGGAACACTGTGTCGACCAGTCCGTGGTAGTTCTCGAGGATGCAGGTCTGGGAGAGGTTCAGCGACTTGTACCGGATGCACCGAGCTTTCACGTCGTCGTCGATGTAGAGGCCGCCGGTGCCGAAGGCGCCGTGACTGAGGTACGCCTCGTTCGACTGGCTGGCGAAAGCTGATCGCGGCGAGTAGCGCACTCGGAACAGGATGTCGCGCCACTCATCGAGGTACTGCTTGACGCGCTGCTTCTTGGCCAGCGACTTGTCGGTGACGGTCAGGCCGTGCCACAGCTGGTTGCGTGGCGTGGCAAAGGACTCGATGGCCGCCACGTACTTCTGCAGGGCCAGGGCAGCGGTGGCGTCGAACATCAGTTCGGTGCGGTCCTCGCCGTCGGCGCGCTGCACCTCGAAGTCGGCCGACTGCGGCAGGATGCGGTCGCCGATGTCTTGGAAGGTCTTGTTCCAGTTGCCGCGCAGGGCCGTGGCCACCTCCAGACGCCGCATGATGTCTTCGATCTGGGCGCTGGTCATCGCGCTGTCCCCCATGGGCGACGGTTCGCGGTTTGCTCGGCCGGTGTTGCCCAGCGGCAGTTCCCCGGCTCGTAACCGACGGCACCATCGATTCGATCAATGCTCAGGTGATCGGCGTAGCCGTGCGAGTACGCCCAGGCCATGAAGACGGTGAAGTCGTCCCACTCGGCGCAGACCTTCACGCCGCGACCGCCGTAGTATTTCCAGCCGGCGTAGTTCGAGTCGTTGCACCGCTGACGCATGGCCTTCCAGATGCGGTAGACGCGTGGACGAGTCTGACTTCGCGGGGCGCAACCATGCGTCCTTGAGCTGCTTGATGCTGATCGCGCCAAACGCTCGCATGCCTTGCAGCCCGTGTGCTTGACTTCTCGCAGCATCCCGGCCGTCTTGAGAATTTCACCGCCGCAGTCGCACCGGCAGAGCCACTTGCGCGCCTTGCCGGGCAACTTCTCTGCAGACTTGACGACGACCAGTCGGCCGAATCGCTGTCCCACCATCTGGCCGAGCGTCATGAGCGACTAACTTCCCAGCAGGGTTTTCGCCGCCGTCTGGGGTGCCTGCGACGTGCTGCGGTCGGTCAGGATGGACGCGGCGCGGCCCTGGCGGCGGCGCAGCATGTCCTGATACTCCTGCGACTTGGCGGCCGTGTCTTCAATGACCGGAGGCGGCGGGGCCGGTGGCGCAGCTGGGGCGCTGGGGCGGAGGAATGACATGGGGGTGCAATGTCATGCCAACCGCGGAAAATGGGTTGTGCTTTTGGCGCGCGCCCCTTGCTCAGCGCCCGGCGATGTCAGCAAAGCTGGGCGCTCGATCTGGCGCGCCGGTACCAGGCTGCCACCAGTAGCCCTGACCCCAGTCCTTGCGCGCCTTCTGCTGGATCCGTGACAGGTAGCCCGGGCTCAGGTTCTCCTGCAGCGCATGCATGCCAGCGTGGTCCAGCGCTGCCTTCGCATACCAGAGGTTGACCAGCGGCACGTGGCCTCGCGCGAAACGCACCGCCTCGGCGCCGATGTGCGTGTCTTTGCCGGCCAGCTTCTCGTCGATGTTGCCTTTGGTCAGCTCGTACAGGTCGGCCGCGCTGCCGAAGGTGGGGCCCAGCAGCAGGCGGCTGAAGCTGTCCAGCGGGCTCCGATCCTCGGTGGTGTCGCCCAGCAGGATGTCGCCAGCGAAGCCCAGCCCGCCGCCCTGCGCGAATGCGCGCGTCCAGAACTTCGGCGTCGTCATGTCGACCGGATCCTTGCCGCTGATCACCTGCTTTGCCTGGAAGGCGATCGCGCCGAGCGCCGTCAGGCTCATCAGCAGAGCGCCGCTGTAGGCCAGGCGGTTGGCCACCACCGGCGCGCCCTGCAGGTCCTGCGGCGTCTCCAGCATGCGCATCCAGTGCCGGCTGATCATGGCGATCGGGAACGACTTGAACTGCGCCACCGCACGCCACAGCTCCCCGGGAATGGTGCCGGCCTGGCTGCCGCCAGCGGTGGTGACGGCGCGCGTGGCCAGATCCGGGTTCAAGACCGCCACCTCGGATTCGTCGCTGATCATGCCCAGGTACTTGGCCACCACCTCGCCGGCCCGCGGGTCGCCGGTGGCATAAATCCCGTCGGGCGTCACGAACTCGGCGCCGTTGTGCACCACGGGCTGGGCCCGCTGGATCACCGCCCAGTCGTCCGGCGTCAGCCCGGCTTGCGACAGGCGCCACTGGTCGTACTCGGCCAGGTTGCCCCAGTCGATCGCACGCATCCGACCGATGCCCTGCATGTGCGTGAGCTGGAAGCCGCGGCGCAGCGTGTCGGTCCAGGCGTTCATCAGCGACAGGCGCATGGTGGCCGCCGCGATCCGGCCGCTCCACGACTGCGCCACGTTCTCGCCGGCCCACCGGTTCAGGTCGCTGATCGCGCTCTCGGCAATCATGCCGTGGGCGTTCATGAAGTCTTTGGTGTCCCTCGTCAGCGCGCTGCCGATGTTGGTGAAGGCGTCCCAGTACGGCAGCTTGTTGAACCCGGTCGTCACGAAGTACGTCCCGAGATCGGTGACGCTGGCCAGCACCGCGCCCTGCAGCTTGCCGAACGTCTCGATGTTGCGGATGTGGGTGCCGATGTTGGCGATGCGCGCCGACTGCGCCTGACCGGACGCGCCACTCAGCACGCGCCAGTAGGCGTCGGCCAGGTTACCGAACACCCGTTTGGGGCCGCCATCCGCCCGGTCGGCCAGGTCCTTCTGCAGCCGAAACTGGCTTTCAGGGTTGGGTCCGTACCGCTCGACCAGCCCGATGTCGCGCGACAGGCCGCCCAAGTGGCCCATCATGGCGTCGTACATCGAGCCCGTGCCGAACTCGCGCAGGTAAGACAGGTAAGCCGCGCCGTCCTTGAAATGGATCTCGCGCGACTGGCTGCCACGGTTCGCCCGTGCACCGGTCCCGCGTGCAGCCCCCGGCGCCGACTTGTTCGCCCCGTCGCTGCTGATCGTCTCCCAGGCGTTGCGCAGGATGGCCAGCACCTCGGCGTCGGGCAGCTTGGCGCCCGCCTCGTCCACGTAGCGGGTGCGGTCCAGCAGGGGGAGCACAGATTTCGCCCAGCTATCACGAGAAAACTCGGGCGGCGGGTCTTTGGCAATGGACTTGCCCGCAGTAAGCGCTTTACCGGCCAGGGACTGCTGCGATGCAATCCACTCCCCGGCGCCAGCATTACGCACCGCCATCGCATCGTGCGCCTGGGGCAGGTAGCCGTAATCCAGGCGGCCCACGTCGCCCCCTGCCGCGTTGAAGCGTTGGCGCATGCCTTCTGTGACCTTGAGCCATGCCTCGGCGCCCGCCTTGGCGATGGCGTTTCCCGTGTTGGCCTTGCCATGGGCGAACACCTCCATGGCCAGGTCGCGGGTAATGATCGGGTTCTGGGCGTCAAACAGCGTCATGAGCACGCGCCGGCCAGCCGTCGCCCCGGTCTGGTTGTCGGCGGCCTCGATCAGGTCAACCAGTTGGCGGGCGTTGTCGCGCTTGATGCCCTCGATGTAAGAGTTGGTCAAGCCCATGTCCTCGACCAGTGACTTGGTCCGGCCGCTGCCTTGGCGCTGCATGTAGGCCTGCACGCGCTGCTCGGTTTCGGCGGTCTTGAGGGCTTGCCGCTCGGCATTGGCCACCTTGCGCGCGGCTTCATCGGCGATGTCCTGGGCGGCCTGCTGAGACGCCAGCAGCACGCGCTGATCGGCTGGGTAGGTCTGCCAGTCAGGATCTTGCCGGGCCAAGCGCCGCATGGTCGCCTGCATCCGGTCATCGATCGCGCGTGCCTGGGCGTCGGTCAGGGGCTTTCCGCCCGCTTCCACCCGGGCGGCGCTGATCTGGGTTCGGCATTTGGGGTTCATCGTGTACCCTTCGGGGCGTGGAAAACCTGTGGACCGCCCTTAAAACCTTCGCCGCCATTGCCGCCATGTCGGCCATCATCCCCTTGATGATTTGGGGCGGATCTGGCTCCTGGCGCGGGGCGCTTCACGCATGGGGCGCCTGGGCCAAGATCATGGGCAGCATGGCGCTGATCTTTGGCGGGTTCGGGATGATCATGGCCATTTCTGAGCACGGTTTCCCGCCCATCTGGCGAGCGCTCACCGGGGGCTGATCAAGCCCCGTTCAGCAGGAAACAGGAGGCCGCCACCTGCATGAGCGGCGCGTCGTTGCCGCCGATGTCCATGTCGGTGCCGTCCATGGCTTCGCGCCGCACCTGATCCAGGAAGTCCGACAAGCGCATCGGCGCGTCCATGCCATCCATCTGCACGGTCAGGTCGGGGAACTGCTGCGAGACGTCGGCCAGCCGGGCGGCTACTGCAGCCGCTTCAGGGGTGGCACCTCCGGCTCGGGGAACTCCACCCCCCCGCGCTGCTGCTCCTGCAGGCGCAGCGCCTCGTGCATCCGCTGCTTGCGGCTGGGCGTCCGGCTCCGGCTGTCGCGCGCCAGTTGCTGATGCGTCGGCTCGTGCTTGCGGTGCGTCTTGGACATTGGCGGTGGGCTCCTGGCGGTTGGCGGTGATCTCGCGCACGGCTTGGGCGGCTGGCGTCTCGGCCGTGGCTGGGGCGTCGATCTGGGAGCGCTGGCGGCCGACCTCTGCAGCCTGGCGGTCCAGGATGTTCAGGGCGTCGAAAGCCTGTTGCCCGGTCGCGTTGTCTTCGAGCATGCCCTCGACCCGGGCGAGGTCCGCGAGATCAACACCACGGCCTACATGGTGAACGGCGCCATCGTGCTCATCGACGACGGGGAGCCGGTGCCGCCTGGTGCGGTGCTGGCTTCGACCATCCCCATGCCCGATGTGGTCAATGCTCCGCCGCAGATCACCGAGGCGCAGGCCGCCAAGCTGATCGCGTTCTTGAAAGCAAACCCGGACATCGTCGCGGCCGCAAAGCTGTAAATCCATCAAACCCCACCTAGTGGGGATACAAAACATCATCCAAATGGGCGATAACACAACATGCAGGACCTACTCCCCGAAGTC